ATCAAATCCACCTGTTCTTGCCATAGTTTCTTTTTGTGATAATGCATATTTAATAATGTCATCACATATTCTTGGTGGTATTGCAGACTTAAAAGCCCAATAATAATTAGATAAATTCATAAGTAATGGTTTGTATAAAATTTAATTGATCACTGGTATTAGGTGAAATGTAATACATTTGTGTAGCTGGAAACATAATAAATCCATTATTATGTAATGGTATATCCCAACTTCTTCCTGCTCTTCTATTATCATCAAAATGAATTCTGACAAAACAAGAATCTTTAGCAATTTTGACTCCATATAAAAATACAAAGTCAGGTGAATTTCTTAAATCAACTTTATCAACTTGTAATAAAGGAAGGGAAGATTCTTTAGGTTTATAAATGTTTCCCCAAGTTTTTTTATTTACTAACTGAAAACCATATTCTAAATTAATATGATCTCTCATATAAGTATTCAACATGTCCCAAGTTTTTGAGAATGGAAATTCTTTGTTAAATAAATTTTGAGTTAAAATATCTTGCGCTAATTTTTCCCTATCAATATCCCAATATTTTGGCATATCAACTTGTCCGTGATACAATGCTATTTCTGATAATACTTTCTTTTGCATACCTGATGGTATGTAATCTTATATTAATAATTTGTCAAGAGTTAAGCTTGGTTGTTTTCTAAATCCCAAGATTGATTTTCTTCATTCCAAGTGTAACCCCATCTATGAGTACTAGCTGTGTTTTGATCTTGTTGTTCTTGAGTAAGTGCTGGTGCATCTCCGATGGGTGATTGCCATCTAGCTTCTGATGTATTTTTGACCCATGATGCATATGGTTTTTTAGGCCAGAAAATTTGATTCTCTTCATCCCAAGTATAACCAATCCCTGCGTAATTTCCTCTAAATGGAGTTCCACCATTTTTATGTTGATTCCCTGAAGTGTTGTAAGAAGTTTGAATCCACATTTGTGCTGGCCAATTATTGTGTGTTTCTAAATATTGCTGACCTACTGATTCGTCTTCAATTCCATCAGCGTTAAGCATATCTTTATTATCAAGTGTTAATACTTGAATGACTTTTCCGTTAGCTCCTAATTTTGCAAAATGTGCCATAGTTCCTCCTATTATATTATATTTTAATTTTTAAATCAACTATTGATATTTATATCTAATAATAACAATTCCTGAACCACCGTTTCCACCGTTACCCGCACAAACAGATCCACTACCTCCACCACCACCTGTGTTAGTTGTTCCTGCTATTCCTTCAGGACCTCCATCTCCGCCACCTCCAGCGCCACCATCGCCGTTGTGCGCTCCAGCACCTCCACCACCACCTGCTCTTGCTGTTGGTGTTCCATCAATTGAAGAAGTTCCACCATCACCGCCGTTTGCTCTAACACAAGTAGGTTGTGTACTTTGTCCTGGTTGTCCCGCACAAACAGCTCCACCACCTCCACCTCCAGTTATTTGAGGAGCACTGTAGGGTGTATGACCATTTCCACCATTTGTTCCTTGTGGCGGACTAACGGGAGGAGTATTCCCTGTTCCTCCTGGCCAATAGACTGAAGGTCCTGGATGCGGAACACCTGCTCCATAACCACTTCCTCCACCCCCTGAACCACCTGGTTGACCAGCTTGAGTTGTTGCAGGACTTGGAGTAAGTTGACCCCCTGAGCCTCCACCTGTTGATGTGATAGTTGAAAAAACTGAATTTGATCCTGACGTGCCTTTACAGCTATTGTAAAAACCTCCTGTACCTCCACCTCCAACTGTTATTGGATAACCTGTAACACTAACGGGTAAAGCTGATACCCCTGATCCTCTTGGACTAACTGTATAAGAACCAGAAGCTGTTCCTGAAGATTCTCTATATCCTCCTGATCCACCACCTCCACCACCTCTTGTTCCACCGCCAGCACCTCCAGCAACTACTAAATAGTCAACTGTGTTTGATCCTACTGGGCTTCCTGCACACGTAACTGTAAAAGTTCCGGGTGCTGTGAATGTGTGAATTTTATAATCTCCACATGTTGTAATACATCCGCCTGTTGCTGTTACAAAATTTACTATATCAGATGTTTGTGCAGCATCAATGGAAAGCCATCCTTTAGTAGCATCTACATAAATTAATACAATAGTTCCACCTTCGGTGTTTATAACAAAATTACTTGCAAGGCCTTGAATATTTGAACCATTTCTTCCAATTGTAATATTATTGGTATCTGCTGTATTAGCGTAATCAGCAATACCTACTGTATCGCCTGCAGTTGGAGATGAAGGTAAAGTAACTGTAATAGCACCTGAAGTTGTATTTACAAAATATCCAGTTCCTGCAACTGCTGTGAATCCAGCTGTTTTTGCAGTTGTGTCCCAAGAGATAGCACCTATATTTTTAAAAGTGCCTTGATCTATTAAAGTTGTTCCGCATGAATTTATTCCCATAATTTTTTCCTATTGATATTTATATCTTATTATTACAATTCCTGAACCACCACCTGCTGCTGGAACTGCTGGAAATGCTCCACTTCCACCTCCACCTCCACCTGTGTTAGTTGTTCCTGCTGTTGCTGGTGTTGGATTTTTACCACCATTTCCACCTCCACCTGGACCACCTGTACCTGCTGTTGAAGTTTGTCTACTATCTGCTCCTCCACCTCCTCCACCAGCATAAATCCCTGAATTAGGTAAACCTGGTCCAAAAGTTGGACTTACATTTGTACCTGCACCACCTGGACCAGAAACATAAGTTCCTCCAGACATCGCAATATTTGTACCCGCTGCTGTTGCTCCACCACCACCTGATGCAACTGCAAAACCTGGATTTACTGAACCTGATCCTCCTGGATTTCCTTGAGGGGGACTAACGGGTGGAGTATTTCCTACTCCCCCTGTAATTGGTGTACTAGTTCCATCTGAAGTATTTCCTCCACCTGAACCTCCACTACCACATGAAGGAGTTCCTGAATTTATTCCACCTCCACCTCCAGCTGAAGTTGTGGGAGAAAATGTTGATGGATTTCCTTTTCCACCTTGACCTGTTGGACTAGCGGTTCCTCCTCCTCCTACAGTAACTGGATAACCTGTTACTGTAACTGGAGAACAAGAGATAATTCTTAAACCACCTGCTCCTCCACCACCTCTTGTTCCACCTCCACCGCCACCAGCTACGACTAAATAGTCAATTGAATTAGATCCTAAAGGATTACCAGCACAGGTAACTGTAAAAGTTCCAGGTCCTGTAAAAATATGTGTTTTATAATCTCCACAACAAGATACTGTTCCACCTGTTGCTGCTACAAAAGAAGGTCCTGTAATATCACTTGCTTGTGATGCGTTAGTAATTAACCAACCTTTAGTAGCATCCACATAAACTAATACTGCTGATAAACCTTCTATTGTAATTTTATAATTTGCTGCATCTCCATTAATATTAGATCCATTTCTTCCAATTGTAATTGCGTTTGTATCAGCTGTGTTTGCATAATCTTTTATTCCTACAATATCTCCTGCACTTGGTGTTGCAGGTAAGGTTACTGTGATTGCACCACTTGTTGTATTTACAAAATAACCATTACCACTGACTGCAGTAAAGCCTGTTGTTTTAGCTGTAGTATCCCAAGTAACAGAGCCAAGGTTTTCAAAAACACCTTGATCCATCATTGTTGTTCCATTTGAATTTACGCCCATAATATTACCTATTGATATTTATACTTTATTATAACAATTCCTGAACCGCCTGATCCACCTGTTCCTGATCCAGATGCTCCTCCGCCTCCACCACCTGTGTTAGTTGTTCCAGAAGTTCCAGAACCTGGATATGGACTTCCTGCCCCACCTCCACCTGTTCCACCTGCTCCACCTGCTGGTATTCCGCCTCCACCACCTCCACCTGCATAAACTCCAGAGTTAGGTAGTCCTGGTCCAAAAGTTGGAGTTACATCTAGCCCTGCTCCTCCTGCTGCTCCAGAACCTGGACCTGCATTTGAACCTGATGCATTAGCACCACCTCCTCCTCCACCTTGGTTTCCCAATCCAATACCACCTGGATTTCCTTGAGGAGGACTAACGGGAGGAGTATTACCAGCTCCACCTGATGCAGGTGTTGGTGATCCTGGTTGTGTATCTTCACCAGCTCCACCTCCTGAACCACCACTTAGACCAGCGGTTGCTTTTCTTGCTCCTCCACCTCCTCCAGCGGAAGTATAACCAAATCCTGATGAATTAACTCCAGGTGTTCCAGAAGTTCCTGGATTAGGACTATTTGCTGCTCCTGCTCCACCTCCTCCAATTACAATTGGATAACCTGTAACTGTTACAGGAACATTATTAATTAATCGTAAACCACCTGCACCAGCTCCGCCTGCTACTGCGTTATTACCTGGTTCTCCACCACCTGCACCTCCACCACCAGCTACACCTAAATAGTCAACTGTTGAAGAACCACCAGGAGTACCAGCACAGGTAACTGTAAAAGTTCCTGGTCCTGTGAATGTGTGAATTTTATAATCTCCACAAGTTGTAATACATCCGCCTGTTGCTGCTACAAAACGAGTTGTTATATCAGCTGTTTTTGCAGAGTTAGTTACTAACCAACCTTTTGTTGCATCAACATAAACTAAAAATACTGATCCTCCTTCTGTGTTAATTATAAAATCACTTGCAACACCTTG